AGACATAGGTTTCTTACCTGGCGATGAGGAAGACAAGTCATACCTCTACCAAGTGCCATATCAAAACATGGTGCGGTTCATGTTCAAACAACCAGACGAGAGGTCGTTTGACCAACTATACAACAATCTAAGAAATCAAGGAACCATAGATTTCTTATCAACAAGTTTTTTAAGAGGTGTCACCATAGACAATGGTGTTATCATCGTGGACGAATGTCAAAACCTAAACTTCCACGAGTTAGATACCATCATCACCAGAGTAGGGCAAGATACGAAGATTATCTTCGCAGGTGATATCCAACAAACAGATTTAACAAAGACAAATGATAGAAACGGGATATTAGATTTCGTCAACATAATGCAACAGATGAAGGAGATGGATTGCGTGGAGTTCGATATAGGTGATATCGTTAGAAGTGGTCTACTCAAATCATACCTCATCAATAAGATAAAGTTAGGACTCCACTATGAAACATAATTGGCACAAAAGTTTAGAAGTAATATTACACCATGAAGGTGGTTATGTAAATCACCCAAAAGATCCAGGTGGAGAAACCAACATGGGTGTAACTAAGAGAGTATATGAGGAACATGGTGGTACTAAGGACATGAAGGAACTTACCCACGAAGATGTTAACCCTATATACAAGAAGGGTTACTGGGACAAGGTGAAGGGTGATGAACTACCTGATGGACTTGACCTGATGATATTTGACTTCGCTGTCAATGCGGGTCCCGGTCGTGCCGCAAAATTTATCCAACGATTAGTCAATACGACAGTTGATGGTGGCATAGGACCAAACACACTAGGTAAAATCAACGAGTATGTTGACCACTATGGGTTGGCACAGACGATTGAATCCTACTCACTTATGAGACAGAACTATTACGAGGGTCTATCTACTTTTGACACATTTGGTAAGGGTTGGACAAGACGAGTAATGGAAGTAACAGAAAAGGCAAAGGAATGGATATCTTAACACTACACATTATCGCTATTGGTTGTATCGTATATCTAGGATATAGATACGGCATTTATAGTGAGAAGAAAAGACTTGAAAAGTTTATTAACGAGATGGCATTACTACAAGAAGACCTAAAGAATAAAAAACCAGACCCATTCTTTACACGAAGATAACGCTTGACTTTTGGTCAGGCTTGTGATATAATTATACTATGAATTTTGAACATAAACCCCCATTGAAAGATTTGCCACCTCTGAAGGCCAAGACCTCAGACGTTGGTAGATTTTATACGAGACTAGATACTAACGAATCCTTTCCATCTATCACCACGGTGTTAGGTGCCCAATCTAAACAAGGTATATTAGAGTGGAAAAAGAGAGTTGGTGAAGATGTTGCCAATCATATATCACGTCAGGCTGCCAACAGAGGCACCCATGTCCATAATATGGTAGAGGATCATCTTAACAACTTAGAGATTGATGAACAGAAATACAAGGGCGCATTCCTACCAAGAATGATGTTTAATGTATTGAAACCTGAGTTATCGAAAATAAATAATATAAGACTACAAGAGGCAGCGATGTACTCAACTGATTATACGGTTGCGGGTCGTGTCGATTGTATCGCTGAGTATGATGGTACATTATCTGTTATAGATTTTAAAACATCGACAAAAGAGAAAAGTGAATCCTGGATTGAGAATTATTTCATACAAGGTTCTGCTTACTCCGTGATGTATAAAGAACACTTTGGTGAAGATATAAACCAGATTGTGATATTGATAACTACTGAACAAGGTACGACACAGGTATTCAAAAAGAATCCTGTGGACTACCTACCAAAACTGAAAGAATATGTTGAAGAATTTTATAAGACATTACCTGGAAAAACCGTTTAGATATATCTTAGGGATATTCCTCATAGGACTATTCTTAGGACTTGTCTCCGCGGCATTGAATAAGGCACAGGCAGAGGAACATATGATGGGTTATCCACCTGGTATGTTATCCGCAGTACCACTACCACTCTACTGTGGTAATAGTATGGACATGTTGTTACTCACAAAAGAAAATTTTGGTATGTTATATCAAGGTTCTGCTGAAGTGAGACGAAATGGTTTATCCACAGGTGATATACTAGGCACGATGTCTTTCTGGTACAACAAAGATACCAATAGAGGCGTCTTTTATATGACGTTAAGGGATAGTCAATTCACTTGTCTGTTATCTTATGGTGTGAATTGGAGTTTTGATACGAACAATATTTTAGATATAATTAATAAAGAAATGAAATAGGGGGGATTAGTTCAGTTGGGAGAACGCCACATTTGCACTGTGGAGGTCGCAGGTTCGACTCCTGTATCGTCCACCAAAACAAAGGAAAATGATGAAACAAAGTGAAGCATTCTATAAACTACTAGACCAGATGAAAGAGGTCCATAACGCAAAACGCCATGACTATGCCTCGAAGGAAGATGTATTTAAGAATTTTAGGACATGTGAGATGGCAGACATACCTGCCTGGAAAGGTGTTGCGATACGAATAGGTGATAAGTTTAGTAGGTTGATGTCTTTTGTTAAACAGGAAGAATTAAAAGTCAAGGACGAGAGTATAAGAGATACATTGATTGACATGGCAAACTATGCCATCATATGTGCGATACTATATGATGAGACAAAGAAAAAATGAAGATAAGATTTAAGACAATTCATAATGAGGTGTTAGAACATCTACCATTTCCTATAAAGAAGGAAATACCAGACTGGTACAAAGAGTTGTCTGGTCATTGGGATAATAAGAGAGTACCAAATACTGTGAAGAAGTGTATGCCATTTCAGGATGCCCTCGTATCTGGTTACTGTATTCCCCTACCCGTCGACCTGACGATGAGAAAGGTTCAACGAGATGGTGAACAGAAACTAGACTTACATTGGGGTGCTGGGTACACGTTGGAGAATATGGGTGTGGAAACTCACCACCCAAAACAGTTTGGTGGAATGCCACGACCAGTTGGTTCTATGAAGGGTGTTATCAAGTTTAACATGCCCTATCGTATTGAGACACCACCTGGTTATAGTATATTGTGTATCGCACCAATGAATAGGGAAAGAAAATATTTTGAGATTATATCTGGTATTATCGACACGGACACTTACGATGGATTGATTAACTTTCCATCTTACATGATGAACTTCGAAAACGGAGACCAAGGATACGATTCCATAGTCATACCTGGTGGTACACCAGTGGCACATATCTTCCCATTCAAAAGAGATAGTTGGCAGATGAGTGTGGAGAAAGATACGATGGATCATAACATGTGGTTCGTAAAATTCTTTAGTAGATGGGCAAACAACTACAAGATTAAATCTTGGAAAAAGAAGGATTATAAATGACACCTAAACAATTCGCATTGGTAATAGAGAAACTTGCCAGTCAAAAGAGAATATCACACATGGACGCTGTGTTAGATTACTGTAAGGATAAAGAGATAGAACCAGACCAGGTGACACACCTAATCAATAGAAATCTAAAAGAGAAGATTAAGATGAACGCACAGGAACTAAACTTTCTACCAAAGACGGCAACACTACCAGTATGAATGAAGGCTATGAGGCATACAAGACATATCTGGCATTGAAACTACATTTTACAAAGGACGGTTATGACTTTCACAAATTTAATGGACAGACTAAGGCAAAGATGGAGACGTTTCAACAACGTAATGATAGGTATTTCTTTGTTAAGGCTGCCAGAAAGTATGGCGATAATATTGTGGACTTTTTTGTTAGCAATTTCATCGTTAGTAAGTCGCATTACATAAAAGACTTTAGTAATGAGAACTACCTTGATAGGCAGAAACGTATTGATGGCATATCATACTACTTTAAACTAGACATGGAACAGTTGATGAGAAAATCACAGGGTGACTTCAATAAGATATTTAAGATTACGAGAGGGCAACACCCCATACTGTTGAAGACATACATGGCGAAGAGGGTGACGTTAGAGACCCTATGTGTCCTACAAGATATGTTGAACTACATAAGAGATTTCGATAGACATATTACTGACACAATCATATGGCCACAGTTGAAGACGAAGATACTGAAATATAAACCATTCGTAAATTTTAACCAGACGAAACTAAAACTAACATTGAAGGAATTACTATGAGGGGTGATGTGATAGAGAGTATGATAGATGTTGGTAGTGGATTTTTCCTATCTATCTTAATACAGATAACAATATTTCCACTATTTGATTTACACCCAACGATATTTGAGAACTTTCAAATCGCAATAATCTTCACCGTGGTGTCGATGACTAGGTCAGCATTATGGCGTAGATTTTTTAGAAGGAGAAAAGCATGAGTGACTTATTCATACTAGGTAATGGTGAGAGTAGAAAAGATATAGATGTCGATTTACTCAAGGCAAAGGGTAAGGTGTATGGTTGTAATGCCATATTCAGAGAACACGAACTTGATGGACTCATCGCTGTGGATCCAATGTTAGAACATGAGATATACCAGAGTGGTTATGCCCACAAGAATCCATGTTACTTTAGAAGTTGGGATTTTATGCCAGTCGACCACTACGATATGATGAAAGAGGCACAGACTAGTCAGATGAATAGTCCTAACATAAGAGAGTGGAAGTATAACCCAGAGGGACACTATCTATCATTCGTCATACACGGCACAGCCGCGATTGATACGAACAGGAAGACAGATAGATGGAAGGGTGAAGGATTTGAGAATGTCTATATCACATGGTTATATGGACACGATAAGATAAAACAGTTAAAAGAAGTAATGAATGATTATTATGGTGGCAGTTGGGAAGGTAGTCCAACAGGCCCAGAAGATCCAGGGTGGTCATCTGGTGCGACAGCGATGTATATTGGTTGTAAGGTAGAACAACCCAAGACCTGTTATCTCATAGGCATGGACATGTACAGTACCACTGATTTCATAAATAATCTATACAAGAACACACATGGGTATCTCAACGCAGACGAGTCCTCAGTAACACCACAGAATTGGGTTACACAGATGGGCAGGGTTATGGTGAGATACAAAGATATTCAATTTGTTAAGGTAAACCCAGAGGGTAATTCTCAGATATCAGAGAGGATGCCACAATGGGATTCCATACCAAATCTGACTTATCAACATACCAAGGAATTTATTTCACATTTATCGCTTGACTTTTGAGTGATGGTGTGTTATAATATAGTTATCATTTAGCAGAATTATAGTGGTTGCAACCATTGTATCGTTCTGGCTGAACAACGCTTAAGAGGGCGTAAAGTAGTTTATTGTTCTTATGCTCGTTCTTTCTTGTTTTGTTCTTGTTCTTGTTCGTCTAGTTCTGCTTCTTCTGCATGTTGTTGTTGTTGATGTTGAAGACGTTGAAGATGTTGATGATGATGTCGATGTTGTTGTTGTTGTTGTTGTCTGCTGCTGTTGTTGTTGTTGTCGTTGCTGTTGTTGTTGATG